GCAGCAAAACGGTTAGCCCCAGAAAGAGCCTCGTCCAATGTTGATCTAGGCGGCGCTTTTTGCTCCAGAGGCGTTTCTTCCTCTGGTGATTTATTATCAAGAAAATCATTCATCGCCTTTTCGTCAAACACCGTTTCTTTTCCGTCAAGAAACGCGGCGGCGGCTACAGGGTCAAAGCTCATTTCCCGCTACCGGGGAAGCATTTAGAGTAATACACCTTCAATAATCTGGCTTTTTCATCTCTGTCTATGCCTGGGTAATCACGTATCTCCTTTGCGTATTGACAGCCTGGTTTCGGCGGCACAACCTTAAAAGGATCAACCCCCTCTTCCGTTGCCAAATTCCGATATTGGGTTTTCATTTTGTTTACTCCAGGGCGAACGTGTGCGTCCCGGAAATTTTCTAACACTTCCTGTATTGTTGCCTTCTCTCCCTCTGAACGGGAACCTGTAATAAACCGACCAACGGAATTGATCGTTCTTTCCGCCACATTGCCGTAGGATTTATCAAATTGCTGAAACATTGCCAAAGCTTTGATGTCGGTATTCTTCACCTGTGAAAGCACTTGCGCTAAAAACGTATCAGACAAACCATGATTGCCAGAACTTATCTGGGCGAGGGCATCACTAATATTTGTGTCCATCGCAGCAAAATGCTCTATTCCTTCGTTCGCTTCGTCACGCAAACTTTTGGTAAATTTCTGTTTCCGAGAAAATCGTCGCTCTTGCAAAGACTGTTTCTGTCCCTCACGAACGTCTGTCCCAGCTAACACGCCGACACGTTTTTTGGTTAGCCGTGTAGCTTCCTTTTCAGTGATAAGCTCAGAAGCCTCCGCCTGATTACGTAAACGCTCAAACTCTGACGAACCAGTGGCTTTTTTAGTCAAAAATCCTTCCGCTGATTTTAATACGCCTGCAAAGTCCCCAGACTTACCTAATGTATCAAGGATGGCCTTTTGTTTTGGATCAGAAAATTGCTTCAATAAATTCTTATATCCCTCTCTGTCGTCTGCAAAGTCCCTAATCGTTTGGCTTGAGCCAGGGAAAACTCGTTCAACCGAAGGAAGAATTTTATCCAAATATTTAATTCTGCGCTCATCGTCTAATGTCTGGGCTGTCTTGATAACCTTGTCATGAATACCAAACATGGACTCCAACTTACTCAAATTCTGTTTTTCTCTATTTAGTTTTATCTGCGCGCGTTCAGCCGGTTTATTTGCTGAAAGACCTAAAAACGTAGCATCTTCCGGGAATTGTTCAGGTTCTGCCCTCGGCAATTCTGGCGTGGGCGCGGTGAGATCAAGCCCTTCGGACTGTTGGCCGAACAGTCTTGAAATTTCATCGCTTTGTTCTGTTGTCGCTACCATAATAACTCCGCTAAACTGTTCATACTGCTACGTTGCCTTCCCCGCCAACCTTAAACCTTGTTTCGTCTATCTTTTCCTGCGTGCTAACACCAGGCTGCCCCAATCGTTCAGACAAGAAAAGCTTTTGCTGTGCAAGGGGGTCGCCTAGTCCTGCAAGGCCCAAACCAAGCTGGCCAGCAGTGCCGGATAAACCCAGCCGGAATCGACGGGAGTTCTCCCGCAGCATCTCCTGAAACCGTTGTCTTTCCAGAGGGAAATCAAGCCGCTGTTGTGCGCCCCGACCCCGAACATCCCGGCCCAGTTGTGCTTTTTGGCGTATCCCTTCGCCCACCAATTCACCGCCTCGATCAAGAATAGGTGTATCGGCAAATCGCAAACCACGGGAAGGGGCCGCTCTCTGTTTGAGCAAATCTAACCCTTGCGAGGTAAAGCGATCAATATCGCTCTCCCCAAAGGCCAGAGACTGCTCCTCAATCTGTTTAATAAGGGCTTCTTCCTCGGGCCTTATCTGCCCCGCCGCGCCTGCCTGGGCCTCTGAGGCCGCCAGCGCCTCGGGGGAAAACAAATCCCTTGCTTGTCCACTTAAAAAATCCTGAAATCCCGTCTGGCTTTGAATATTGCCAAACTGAAGTTGAGCCAGATCAATACCCAGGCCTCTTAATAACTCTTCCGCCCCACCGGCCCCCGGTAAGGTGGTGGTCTCTTGTTTGCCTTTTTCGGTGGTGGTGTCTTCGGCTTCGCCTGCAACTGACATGTCAAATCCTCGCTATCATAATGTTACCTTGGCCAATCGTCCAAGCGCCTCTTTTTTTAAGCAGTTTTTTAAAGTGTTTGTTTTCAAATAAAACCATCATGCTGGCGTATTGCGATCCTGTCATTTTAAAAACGGCGGTAGCCGCAACAATTAATCGCCATGCGACTTGCGCGCGACGCATACTATTAAGTTCAAGGTCGGTCGCCAACATCTCTCCCCGACTAATCGGTTTAGCAGGAAGAACTTGCAAACAACCCACTATCTTTTCATTATCTTTAGCCACCAACCAATAGGGATTAACTTCTGTCCAATCAACCTCTATATTAAAGCCATTGCTTTTAACCAGGTCGCCAATCAGTTGACCCTCATCATCCGTAGCAAAGGTCACTTTAGGTGCAAACCGACTTTTTCTTATATTCTTTGTGGTTATTTCTGCGGCATATTCCATTGATTTTTAGCCTTTGTTGCGTTATCTTGGTTTTGGGAGGAAATCATGAAAATCATATTATTAGTTATTCTGCTTACGGGCTGTACTACATCACAAGAGCGCGGAATGAAAATGGAGGCGCGTTATGGCCCTGCGTGCACTGTCATTGGGTTTGAAAAGGGCACAGAAGGTTATGGAAACATGTATTCTCGGGATGCAGCGTAACGTCATATTGGACTCATATAAGCGTTAGTTTTTTTCACAATGAAAATAAAATTTATAAAATATTTACTTTTCCTGCTTCCCTTTGATGCGTATGGGGCTGAGTTGTTTCTTGAAAACGGCCAGTCAACCAACACCACGACGGGCGCGAAAAATATGGTTATTTACAATTATTCTGCCGCCCTGGTTAGATACAAAAAAATACAGACTATCACCGGAGGGTGGAATAACGGACGCAATGGCGGGGCTAATTTTTACGGCCTGGGTATCCAAGGTAAAACGCAGAAAAAATACTTTATTGATTATAGTTTAAACATCATAAAATTATATAACAATAACACAGCCCATCTTGACGGCGATATTCAAATGCTGCTCACGCTGGGAATTGGCGCAAGCTTTGATAACCTGATTATTTATTATAAAAAAATACATATATCCAATGGCGGAACGAAAGGTGATAATTACGGCATTGACTTCAAAGTAATGGGGTTAGGGCTTGTTTTTTAGCGCGCCAATACGTTAAATACCCCATCCTATTAGAAATATTAAGACGGCAGCGCCAGTTCCGATAGACTGATTTCTGTACAGATCGAATCTCCCTAAACTGTCTACAGGAACCTTGGCGGTTGAAAGGTCAAATGCTGCCGCGTAAGTGGAACCGTCCGCCCTCATGGAAGCTTTACTAATTACCCTACTTTCAGCTATAGCCCCTGATGTCCCCGTTTTTCTTCCGTAAATAAGCTGGGTAGTGGTAGAGCTTGATGAATGTTCAGACAAATTAGAGATCTTTAATTCAACCCATTTAGCCCCATTAGGAACAACATCTAACGCTGTCCAAATATTTGTTGCCCCACTTCCTGTGGGGCCGACACTCTCCCATGCTGTGCTAATAACTGCGTCTACGTCAAATGCGGTAGAATCTGCTCCATCATCCGCTTCAAGATATTCAGTGACACCTTTTACATAACCTGTCACATCTGGGCCTGCGCCAATAGGGTTAAGCGACTTTGAAAAAGTTCTACCTGTCATGCCGTATACCTATCCACGCCGCCCGTGATTAAAATAACATTGGTTGTTCCCGCAAAAGCGGTAACCACTTTTGCATTCTGAAGCCGAAGCCTTGGGATAATTAAAACCAAGCCATTTTCCGCTGGAATGATCTGCTCAATATTCCCATCTGCCGCCGTGGCCGTTCCCCATTCAATAGTTAACTTTTCGGCAGCAGCCGATGTGTTGTTGGCATAAAGAAAAATCTCGTCCATGTCCGATGTGCCCGTCACAGCGGTATGAATCGTTGTGCCTAATGTGCCGGTAGCAACAACCTTAACGGCCAAACCGTTCGTCGAGCCACTTAAAAGTTGCGGTGTAAAGGTACTCATGCAAAAAACCTCGCTTTAATTGTTTCGTTTGCGCTGACGGTTGTGGAATAAACCTCGCCTGTGGCAGAAAAAGTGATGCCGCCAGTGGTGGTTAAAAGAATATCCCCCGACCCTTTGGCAGTAATATCAATACCAATATTGGTATCCGTTCCCACCGCATTAATATCTATCGAATCCGTGGTAGCGGAACCGGTAAAATTAAAACCATTAACCGCCGTGGCCACCGTTTTAAATTGCACAATATCCGTGCCACCTAACTTGAAGTCGATTTGATTGTTCGTGTCCGCCTGAAGAGACGTATCCGCATCGGCATCAAGAATTAACTCTTGTCCGTTTAAATCAAGGTTGCCGGTTAAGGGGGAAATTAAGGTAAAAGCGTTGGATAGGATGTTGTTGAATTCGGTGTTTAAGTCGCTTGCGGTTAAAACTTCGGCAGCGGCCCACACCTTAACTCGTGAAAGTGCCATTTAATTCTCCGTTGATTCTGCTCCGGGTGTGATCGTGACTGAAAAAGAATGAACCTCTAAATCTTCACTCACACCGTTGTTGGTTATTTGATAAGATACGCTTCTCATCTCACCACCCTCCTCTAATTCCATATAGCGATCAATAAATCTAGCGCCACCCAATTGGGATGTGCCTAATGTGAATTCATTCGCGGTAGCAGGAGCCAACACGTCACCGCCGGACTGAGAAAAGGTTTGTAATTGTTGCGTTTGATCGTCTCGCTCCCAAAGAAAGGTTCCGTTATATTCTCCCTTTGGCTTGATCCCCACACTGGCCCGCTCGATGGTTTTCATCATCATAGGGTTGCCGTAGGTTAAGTGAGGCGTGGTGACTTTATAATTAATAGACGTTGCGCCATCAAGAGACCGAGTCACGACATTGGAACGTCTTAAAAAACCGTCTGTGCCGCCCAGGAAGATTCGATCAAGATTGTTAGTGTCGGTAAACAAAGCCATAGACTCCGCATTGTAGGCAGAGATATAAGACCACCGGATAGGATTAAAACGATAGTCCATTAACAGGATCGCATTGTTGGTGCTGTTCGTATCAATAGAAATGGAAAACATCACCCAACCTTCCAGAGGATGGTTGGTTGCCCAGATATTTTTAAGTCGGTTATAGTTAAGGTGGTTTTTGATCCACGTTTGGATAGGCCGACTTAAAGCCGCCTCATCAAAATCACCATAAGCATCTGTAGCCCTCAAGCTATGAATTGTACCGAACTGACTCACAAAACCTAAGTCGTCTCCAAACTTAAAAATAGAGTTATGCCAAGCCGCCCCGAGTCCCGTAATGAAAGGGATACGCGCAAAGTCTGAGGTAGAGCTGCCCGTGATACGATGAATACTGCCTTTATACGGGCCTTTAAACACCCACAAATCATCCTTGTGCGAAGCAATGCCCGTAATTCTGTCGCCATCGTTTGGATCGATTTGAATCGTCCCAGAACCGGCTCCTATCCAGTCTTCTGGATCTTCAGAAACACTGTAATAAAGCGTCGAAGGGTTCGCATCCACACCCGCCGCAAACATCCTGTTTTTATGAGCGACAGAAAAAGCAAAGTTAGGCGGCGTTCCGCCCAAGTTTTGAGCCGTGGATTGATCCCAACTCTTAGGCACATCAGAATTAGACGAACTGGAAATAATCAGAAAATCATCAAAGGTCGCGTAAGAGGGAATGGCATCACTCTCCAGGCCGGTGAAAATATTAGCAAAAACATTATCGTCGTTATCGGCTAAAATAACCGTACCCGCATGAATCACTTTCCGACGCGCGGGCGTGCCACCCACACCTTGTTTCCAATAATCATAACAACCGCGAATCGCCGCACCCGAAGCCACTGCAACAGAGTTTAATTTCTCCGTACCGCCTATCTTATGTGGCCCACCGTCCAATTCAAAAAAAACATTTTCGGCATCCCAAAGAAACGGAATGTTTATCTTTCCTTCCTGATTGGGCGAAGCATCGGTAGTCGGGCCTAAGTCGCTGGCCCAGCCCCCACCAAAAAAATGCCGGATAACGGCCACTAGAAACCACCCTCATCAAAATGTCCTCTGTCGAAACGACCTCCTCTCCGAGAATAAGGACTTCTTGCCTTTCGTTTATAATGCGATACTCTTGGCTTTAAGATAGGTCTGCTTGAGCCAACTTCATTGTCATTAGCGACACGCTGCATTGCGTCAACATACTCACCCTTAACGGACTGCGCTCTTGGATCGTTTTTCTTATCCCGATACCAGTTATAAAGCGCGTGCAATACAATAACGTGTCGATACCGCAAAGGCACAATAGGCTCGTCCGCGTCCGCAGAGAAAGACGTTTGCCCCACACCCGCAGAACTCACCACCAACAACGAAGTGATATAATCATAAGGCAGGCTATAAGCAATATCGGGGGGCTTATGAAGCCGTATCTTTCTAACCGCCGTAGTATTTCCACTAGGGGCTTTGTCAACAATAGTGCCAACAAACGGTTTTCCGGTAACCAGGTTCTTAGGGTATCTTCGGCGAAACTCTGTGCGGCCAATCAACTCAATGCTTATTGCGCTGGAAAAACGCCGCATATCCAACGGTCTTAAAAAATCAGACGCCAATGAATATTCATCTTCAAAATAAAGGTACGCACCACCCGAGACATCTGCTTGAACAAACATGCTAGAAAGCGTGGCAGAGGTATCGCTGGCAATGGCTGAAATTTCATAAACTTCATTACCACCATTAATCTGGATCTTCCCGCCAACCTGAAAGTTATTAGCACCAAAAGTATTCGCCGTATCCCACAAAGTTCCAACACCGGTTAACGTTGTCCCACCTTGCGTAACAGAAAGCGTGCCCGTGTTATATTTTGGCTGAGTGATTAAAAAACCTTCACGCTCTGCCCACGGAAAACGATAATCAAAACCCAAATGCATGTCTTGCAATGCAATATTAATCGCACGCTTGGCTTGGTTCTCTGTCGCCGCAACGCCTGTGGTCACCCGTACCGAATTTTGCAGGCCAGTATATAAGTCTGAAAAATCCGTGTACTGGGTGGTCGCGCTCACTGAAGCCTCTCAATAGAATCGCTTAATATTTGCCGTTTCTCTTCCACTTCTTCCTGAAGTTTATTTAGCTTGGTCTCTCTTTGGTTAAGCGCCACCTCAAAGGCGTCCATTACTATCTTGGCCTTTTTAAGCTGTTCTTCACGTTCTGCCAAATTTGTTTTTGTTTCATTGGAAGATTTCACAAAAAACTTTACTTTTTCATCGTACTTACTTTCCTTTTTCTCAAATTCTGCCTTGAGGTCAGTCATAGCCTTATAAGCATCTTTAAGAGTTTTATCCGCTTCCACTTTGGCTGCTTCCAGCTCGCTATCGGCGCGCTTGCGATCTTCCAGCGCGCCAGAATGCAGCGATGAAATATTTCTTCCAAGCGCCAGTTTTTCAATCGCCTCATTTGCTTTTAGTCGCGCAAATTCCAGCTCACCCAAAGCTTTTGTGTACCGCTCTTTATTGTTAATAAGATTTAACAATAAATGCAGATCTCCTGTACCAGGCAATGCTTGATGATGTACTTTTGTAGCCATTACGCACTCCTTACCGCAGCGGGCGATCCAAAGCCAGCGACATTCTTTAACTTAACCAGCGCCCTGGGGTTTGTACCGGAAAGCTGAACATAGGCACCACGAACCAGATCGACAGGCATCCCAGCAGGATCAACCACTTCATTATTAGCCGTGTTCTTAAGTTCCACCACCGTGTTAGTAGCATCAGTAGTATTGGCCGTGTTGGTATCAAAAACCGATGCCACACAATCTACGCCCGCGCCTGACATTAAAGTGATGTTGTCCACCACGCCACGGCCCACAAAAGCATGGCCCGATTTCGTCATCAGGATAGTGTCGTCATAACGACGAGTGATAGGGTAGACGCGCAAATCATCATGAACGAATTGATCGAACAAGATAGTGCCCGTCGTCGTGGCGAGATGATCTTGAATGCCTAATCGGCCATCAGTGATAGCGGCTTGATCTAACGAGCCAACCTGTGCGGCCGCGACCGTAGCAGAAGAAGGTTCCCCTTCTTTTGTTAGATAGAAATCAATCGTCCCATCATTACTGGCTCCGTCATCAAGCGTCACATCAAGCTCAACGGCATACCACGCCCCTCGCTCAATAGATTGAACAGTGAAGCTGGTCGGAGCCGTTTCACCAATACCAAAATTAATCACACCGGTTGCTGCAACAATCCGCATACCGAAAGTGAACTCCGCTGTCGCGGTGGCAACACCCTCAAACAGATTAATTGTGTCGTCTGCCGTCGCGGTGAAATTGGGTGAGATCCAAACGTAAAAACGGAAAAAGTTATTCGCCGCCAAAGCAATATTGATATCACCCTCAACCAGAAAGGCATCCGCCGTTCCACCAGACAAAGTCGCCCTTAAAGCATAACCGCCCTTAAACGGCGCAGCCGTTGGCCAAGGTAACCCAACCAACGTTTTATAATGAGCAAAGTCCAACTGTCCGGCAGTGTCCGTTTCAGAATCCCAGCCACTGGCGGCAACGTTAGCCTCTTCAAAATCATCTTCAAAAATAAAAGGAAAAGCCATGTTAACCACCTCCTGAATCAGACGCGCTATCCATCAAAGCTTTTTCCTTTTCTTCCCGTTTCGCGGCGTGACGCCTTTTCATGATCTCGGCCTGCTGGGCCTTTCGTTCCGGCGACCAAGCCTTCTCTCGCTCAAGTTTTTCTTGAAGCTTTTCTTGATCGAGTTTTTCCTGCTCAAGCACGCCGAACTCAACATTGTCATATCCTTGCTTATAAGCTTCGGTAGGCAGGTAATATTGCTTGCCCGGAATGTGTGCATTATCCATATTCAAGCTGTTTGTCACCGGCCGGTATCGCTCAAAGTTCGCAATATCCGGGTCGGTAGACTCTGGCTCAAGACGTAAGCGGGTCTCTTTCCACGCAAGCAATTTTCCCTTATTCCTTTTTTCCCACGCCATGTGCTTCCCCACCGCGCCAGGAGGTGACTTTCGCATTTCTTCCTGTGAGGGCATCCCGTTTAAAATTTTCTCTCGCAGGTCTTTTTCCTTTTTGACCATCGAGTCAACTTCGTTTGGGTTGTAGGGCTTTGGAACTTGCGTCTCAAGCTGATTGCTTAATTTTCGCAACTGCGTGTTTACCGCACCCTTATCATGGATGTACGGATTTTTCATTTTGTTTTCCAAGACCTTCTTCTCGGATTGCATTTCTTCACGCTGATTAGGTCTGAGTAAATTAGTCATAATGACTCCTTAAGTAATGGCAACAATAAGAACGCCGCCATCGGTAGCGCCCACGCCAAGTTGATAATTCTCAGCAATTTCACATTCACCAGCGTCATAATTATCAATAGCCACTGTCACGGAATCAGAGAAACGACAATCCGTAACTTGAACGCCACTCGCAATCGTTGCGCCTGTGCCGTCTATACCAGCGGTTAACGTGGCGTTTGATGGCATGAAGTGTCCTTTATGAATATGAACACGCTCTGTTGCCGCGCCCGTAAGGATAGCGGAAGCCCATGTGCCAGCAGATTGCTGAATGCGGAAATTCTGAATAGTCGAATCAAGCAAACCGGTGGCAACAATAGCGTTACCTTGTGCGCCATCACACTCCACATAAAAATCTTCTATCAAGGCATTGCTGGCCGCCGCGCCCGTAATACCCACGGTTGACGTGCTGACCGCAGGCGTTGCAAAATCAAGCGAAAAGTGATGCATATGAAAATTATCAGCAGCGGCGGTTAAGTCGATAGCATCCGAGGCCGTGATAGGAACGATGTTCACATACCCGATCTCAATATCAGCCGCCGTCACATTCATGATCTGATCAGCGGTAATATCTGTGGTGATAGTGGTTCGTTGCTTAAGCATGTTTCCACGCCCGGAAGGAAGACCGAACATACTGACCCCGGCCACATCAGCAGCAACAGAGCTTGTCTGCACAGTGTGACCGTTCGAGGCTCCGTCAGGGATGAGCATAATAACATCGCCCGCATTCGCCTTAACTAAGTTCCACGCTCGGTCTATTGTTCTTAGCGCCCTTTCCGGCGAAAGCCCATCGTTATCGTCTGATGCTGAAAAAGTTCGACTTTCAATAGTGTAAGAATCTGATGGGGAAACCCAGTAAACAGATCCAAATGTTTGAGGGATGAACCCCCAGAAAGAACCATATTTTGTTAAAAAACTCATTTTATTTCTCCTGTGACACGATTAAGTGATCTGATTTGCGCGTCCCCAAATCAGATACCCTCAGAAACGGGGTAATGTTTAACTTTCTTTGTTCCGCCGGAGCGGTCTTTAGGTTGCGTCTTTCCTGGAACACCCGGCCAACCCGCCGTTTTTTCCGGCATAGCGGCGGAGCCGCCACGCACCCCTGTTGGAGCACCTTGCTTTTTAGAAAAGTTCGCACCGTGCATATTGTTAAAGTTTTTATTAGGCATAAGCCCTCCATAAAAAAAGCCCCTCGAAAGGGGCTAAATTGGTTAACTTACATTGTTTCCTAAAACAAACCTCCAGTCCGAATGCGCGTTGGAATAACGAGCATAACCGCGCCATTTCGCCAAAAGCGTATCAAAGTCCTCAACCATGGCAAACTCAACGCCGACACGTTCAACCCAATGCAGCATTTGTTTCTTCATGCCACTGTCCATCATGAACCAGTTGTTGTTGTCGGTAAGATAATTCCACTCGTAGCCTTTGTACTTGCCACTGTGGACGTTAGGATTGTTGTTGGCTGTATCGACCTTGCCAGACGCGTTTATGATCTCATAAGCCTGCTCATACAGATTAGGCGGTTACCACAACTCATCCGGCATCACGGAGAACCGCTCGGCCTGGTCACCACGGAAACCCACCATCTGAATACGATTCGCTGCAACCGCCGTGGCGGTTAAAGAAGCCGTACCCAAATTATCAAACCCGGTCGCCGTCGAGGCTCCTGAGTTTGTAGTATGAGCATTCGCACACAGTGCCACACCTTCTGAGTTGTCGTAAAAATAATTGTCAACAGAGAAAGCGTTGTTCAGCATTCGTGCGCCGTGTTTTTGACGTGTCCGATAATAAGCGTTTGATAAAGACAAAGGCTTTTGATCCATGATGTTAAATTGATCATCATCAAAAAGCTTGCGCTCAATCTGAACGCCGCCCGTGAACTCAACAGGCGTCGAGGTGGTATCGTAACCTTGAGACTGCTCACTGTAATTCACCGTACCCGTGAATTCCGAGAAGTCCGGCAACGTCCCAACTTGGCTCCACGTCATATTGTTCCGGCCATTGGTAGACTCGAAGTTATACAACGAAGGCAGCATATCGGGCAAAGCATCAAGATTTTCATAGAAAATCCGTTGGAACCTTGGATCGAGTAAGTCACCAAAGGCAGTTGAAATATTAGGCATGATAGCCTCCTTATGTTGGTCGTGGCCCCCAGACATGATCGCCAGAAACAGCATAAACAAAACTGTTTGTCTGTCCTGAATCGGTAATGTCTCGGAGGTCAAGCTCTACAGGAACAAATTCCGCACCCGTGGCGACCGCAATACTGGCATCGGCCTGGGTGAGATTTGTCGTTAATTGGATGGCAACACTTTGCGTAGGCCAGTATGGCGCACGTAAAAAGTTATTACCGACAGCGGTGTCTTGATCGAAAGCAACCGTCACGGTTCCGGCGGTGCCAGAGACGGAGGTAATCTTACGAAAAGCCCCCGAATTCGCCCCGTCATAACCCCAGGTCACACCTTCATCAAAGGTCGGTGAGTCCCAAGCACTGGCCGTGGTAATAACCAAACCAGTAGTGGATGCCGTAGTAACAGGCAAAAGCGTTAAAGCGGTATTTTCTGTTGCACCGCCTGAAAGCTTAATTCGCCATACCGCATCGGGATTTACGATCATAGTAACTTCACGTTCCGCGCTGGTTCCGTCCGTCTGTTGAGCAGTAACATAAGTGGCTCCGTCAAGAGTGACGCCCACCATATTAGCGGCACTTGTCGTAGTTGACGTGGCCAAACCTGCCCCTCCAGCCGCCGGGATCAACAATGGAACGCCCGCGACGGCGGTAGCGGCAACCTGGTATTTCTTCATAACAGGCGCGCTATTACCGGTGAGGGAATATGCATATTGCATTTTTGTTTCTCCTAGTAATTGAGAGTTTCATGCACGAACATAAAGGCTCTTGTCGAATGATTACGACAAGCATCACACTGTCCCTGCACGTAAGGGATTGTCCTATGCTGAACATAATGGTGCTTTTTGACATCAAAGCCTCGAACACACATCGGACATAGAACAATTGCTTTTTTTAAATCGGCCAAATCAATAACATGACTGCCGACAGGTTTGCCCCGCTTTCTCCCTTGAGCTTCCGCGTTTCGCATGTGATCGATACGCGTATACTTTTTGGGAATTAAAATTTCAACCACGGCTTGAATACTTCAGTTCAGCCTCAACCTCGGCCCAGTCTTTATAGACATTGTCGTCTATACGTTTCTGGTAATATTTCTTTTGCCGGGTCGATAAGCCTTTAGCCACATCATTTTCCACCGTTTCTGGCTTTTCACCGCCGCCGGTTTCTTGGTGTGTTTCAAGATCGAGTTTCTTTTTCAAATTTTCTACGGGGCCAAAGACGTTACGCACAGCCGCGAGTTCCGTTGCAACAGAGTTGGGTAAACCGGTACTGATCAAGTATTCATATTCTCTGGATACTTTTTCCCGGTCTTCACTACCATTTTTCAAGAGAGTCGGCTTTAACCGCTTGTATTCTCCCAAAGTCTGATCAACCTGCTTGCTGGAGTCACGATGAGCAACCGCACCAAGAACTTTCTTTGTAACGTTAGTCGTGATCTGTTCTTCCCACAATTTATCGGCCTGAACCTGTGTGAGCTTCTCATCCTCAACCATCGTCAATAATTCTTCGCGGGTGTGTTCTTCTGATTTCTCCGTCTTTCTGGATTCCTCTAAGCGAACACGGTCATTACGCTCTTGTTGCAATAAGTCACGTTCTTGCTGTAGCTGCCCTTCCAGGGCATCAATTTTTTCTCTGTCCTTAGACGTGGCCGAAGCCAACCTTGCAGCAAATGCTTTTTCAACGTCTTTGTTTTCTGGATCTTTTATCTCTTCTGTCACTCGAGCCTCTCCTCGTTGTCGGGGTGTGTCGGCCACCCATTACGACCAATAAAAAAGGAGCCGAAGCTCCTGTGTTTACGTCTTATCCTTGAACGGATTCGACTGTAATTTTCCATACTCAATAATGTCTTTTGGAAACGTCATCAAGGTTCTGATCACCTCCGCCCTCTCTACCAGCCGGATATATTCTGACTTCAGGCTAAAGATTTTCTCTGTATCAAACAAAGAAGGGCTGAGGAGTTGATTAGCAATATCTTTCGCGCCCGCTTCGGCTTGCAAAGCAATCGGCTCCAGATACGTTAAATACTTGTTCCACTCTTCCGAGTTGGTTAATAGCTGCATCTGAGGGGCAGCACGCACCGCCTCCATAGAAGCTGTAGATTTGACGGGTTCTCTCTTATGAAGAAGCGCTTCATAATCCGATTTATTGTATGCCACCGCCGCCGCCTCCCGATGTAGGTAAGTCTTCAGCCAAAAGTTCATTCTGTTGCAAAGCAGGATTCCCACTTTGCTCAACGGCGGCACCACCACCGCCACCCCCGCCGCCTTGAGAACTAAACTGTTGCGCGGCTTGCAGCAGTTGTTGTTGCTTCATTTCAGCTTGCGCTTTTTGCGCCATCTCACGGAAATAGGTCTCAAATATTTCTTGCTGTGCAGGCGTCATAAACGGATCTTCACGCTGAGATTCCGTCTGAGCAAATTCCTGAAGTTTCTGGAAGTGAGCAACGGCCCCTTCCATAGGTTCGCCGTTGGGTATCTCGCCATCCATAATGACGGTGATCGCCTCTTCTGCCAGCATGAGCGGCTTGTCCGCCCCAGGAACAGGCGGTGTGAGGTATTTGTGTTCTGGATCTTGTCCGTTAGCCTTACCAAAGTCCCGCAGCATACGGTATATGTTTTCTTCATTAACGATTCCAGACTGAATAGTGAGCGGGTTAATGTACGCCCCCATCATGGCCCCCAAGCCTTCCTGTAGAGCCGCTTTTGAGGTGTTTAGAATATTGGCGCTAAATTCATATTGGAAAGTGCCGTCAATTTCCTGTCTGTCCTGGATCTCCTGATAGGGATCTTCACCCGGCTTCTGGTAACCAATCATCCGAAACTTTTTCTTCTCAGGTAAAAAGAATTTGTTTAACTCATGCATGATTCCCCAGATTTGAGTCAGGCCCATAAAAAACCGTCTCAGCACGCGCTCGGGCCGCGCCTCACCCTGGCTAAGGATCGTTTGCGCCCCACCGGCTGTACGAAGTGCTGAAGACTTCCCAGTCGGAATACGACCCAATTGCAGATCACCAATTACCGTCAGTTTTTCCATCTTCTGGCCAATCAGCGTGTCCATGTTAAGACCGAAGGCTTGCGACTGATTGGGGATGACCGGGAAATGAACATCATTTTTGGGGTCGGACATAGGGTATCCCTCACCCGCCCACAGCCTCATGACTTCCTGTTTCACGTTCGAAGAAGGCCGATAAAAGAAAAACGGAACCGTGGCCAGTGTCCCGGCATCCATCATCTGATCCAGAATTTGCTTATTCCAATCATGAAGTCCTTCCATAGATTCTAAAAGCGACATCCCCTCCCGCCTGCCTTCAACAGGCAAAAAGGTAGCCTCTGCCAAAGGTCTGCGGGGAGGATTCATAGGATACATCTCGGTTAATCGCTTGGCCTTAAGCAAGATTTTATTTTCAAGTATCATCCACCAGATAACATCCTCGTCCAGCCCGTCACCGTCGATGTCATAAGAATCAAAGCAAGTTAGCCGGGTTAAAGTGTCGTGTGATTTTTGATCGGTTGTTTCGTTTATCTTTCCCTGGACATCATCTTTTTGTCTTTTTTCTTGCTGATAAGATTCATCCCTGGTTAATCTTTCTAATCGTTTGATGTCTTCTTCTGAAGCCAGATCATAAAACTTATTGTCCGCCAACTTTTTAATTTCATCAATGGTCGGATAATCAATCAAAATAACATGCGTTGCGCCGTTAGGGTTGGATGGGCCGGGAGCTTGAAGGTTCGCGGCCCGCACAGGGTGCAACACATCCTCATAAGCCTTAACTATGGGTTTTGGCCCGTCAAACACCGTAACGTTTTTTTCAACAACCATTTCAACCCGGCCATCGTCACGAGTGTAAAAAGAGACAGATAAATCGTCGCCAGTATGATCCCATCCATTAGACGTTGAAAAAACCTCATCTCTGTATTCCTGATTTAATATCTTCCTGAAATAATCAGCCGGAGACAATTGTGGAGGGATAGGGCTGAACAATAAAACCTGAGAAGCCTTCTTTATCTCCTTTACCCACGGCACAAAAGCAGTAAACACACCATCATTAATAAAGTTTTCCGAAAGCTCCTCAATTGTTTTTTCACCCTGCTGCTCAACAAAAAATTGTTGATCTAAAAGATTATCAATCTTTTCCTGTTTGTCCTTATCCTCGCGTGACACCGCCTTTGATGAAATGGTGGGTCGTTGCGACATCACGGCATTGTGCAAAGTGTCTTGCATCTTTAAAGAAGCCGTAGCCATGTCAGGCAAAGCAATGTCAGACGTTTCCTCGCCTATCCAGTCTCTACCCTCCGTCCACTGTCGGTACTTAGCATACCTTTGAAGTCGTGCTTCACGATCAACAGACTTCGCCTCCATACCATCAGTATAAAATTTATGAATACGAGTCGGTATTTTTTCTTTATCAATTTTTAAAGAATCAATTCTTTTGCGCGTTCTTTTTATTTCAGGCACGCTTTTCACCCAACACAGCAATAGGTAATGTCTTTAGCATTGTCTTAAACCACTCATTATGTTTTGTTTTATCCTCTATTACGCTAAGACCCACATTCAAACGATATTCATCTGTTATCTCTCTCGCCCAGGCATCAAGCACGGCTCTCCAGTCTTTAGAGAAGTTAACCGTGCAGTCAGGGCAGTATGTTAAATCCATGGTGGAGCCATCGGTTAACAGAAACGTTTTCTTAACCGCATCAATCGGCTTACCGACCTTTCTTGGCTCCCTTGCGTAGGGATGGTCGGAAGCGTAGCGTTGCAATATTTCATAAACCTCTTTACCGCAAGATGTGCAACAACCTAGTTTTTTCATTCTCTTTCCATCAAACCGGCAATCTCAGCCTGCAACATCCACAACAAATCCCTGTTTTTAATGCCGGAAGCATTAATGCGCTGCTTACCTTCTTTGTCTATCCATATAACAACCAATTGATCAATATCTTCCGCTTTATTAAAAACATTCATCAAAGCGGCTTCAGGCGACCAATCAATATCACCTAACGTGTGTATTTCTGCATTTTTCATTCCGGCAACCTTGCGCCTTTGTGGGCCATCAGCCATCTATGCTTAATCGCCTTAAGCTCAAGCGCGACTATTCCAGTCATCACCGTGTGGTAGTCGTCTATCTCGTTATGATAGTCTTGATACTTCGGCAGGCAATCATCACAATAATAAGCCTTGCCGACATAGCCCACTTCCGTTACCTTTTCTGACGGTTTCAAACAGCAATCGCATGTATAATTAATGCCCATTACTCACCCTTCACATAACTAACGAACTCTTCAGAACTTTCAAAAGAACCTATCGTTCTACACTGAGCGGGTTCGCCTGAAATCAAATACCACATGTATAATTCTACCTTGTCGCTATTCGGCACACCCTCTGTCATAGGCTTGAATCTCCAATATAGTTTATTTCCACCTTCATTTAATTTTTTACAATTTAATAAAAACCCTTCCCAAGCCTTTAAACATAAAAGCTCTTCCATCGCTGCGTTTGCACGCACCGCCTCTTCATCACTAACATAATATTGATATTCAACATATTCTTCACCCGTTACTGAGTGGTGATGATCAGTACTTACGCCAACAGGTAAAACGGCTTCCATCAACTTAACCAGCTCGTCAATTGTTTTTGGCGGCAGCCACTCCCAAAATTTCGGATCAACATAAGTAGAACCATAATGTTCTCTGCATTTATATTTTGTTGGTTTTGTCATCAATATTTACTCCCCTTTAGTCGTCTAATCACAGGCGCACCGCCACTTAAATACCGGAAATCGGGATCGGAATTCATTAAATATTTCCACATCGTTGGAAAATCATCATATTTTTGTTTCGGTTTTTGTTTAATGCCTTTCTCTAATTTCTGCCGGAAGTCATCCCAGACATATCGCTTGAATTGATATATCGTATTTTTGCATGCGTGATGGATATGCATTCTGGGTTGTTCGCGTGTCTTTTCAGGTTTTAAATATTCGTTTATTCTCTGTCGTCCAACATCGGAATCATCGGCCAGGTCACAATAAAGTCCCGCTGAATCAAATTCGTCACGCCATGTTATCCCGCGTTTTGAGCTGGCCGGTGAGGCACCCATATTGGGATCGATCAATCTTCTAACCACATTCAAATTAAGCTCGGCCTCAACAGCGTCACACGCTTGCTTAACTTCAACACAGTCTCCCTCTACTTCCAGTTCCGCCACTTGCCATAAATCATCGTAAGGGTCGATTTGTACCCACATCATCATGTGTGGTTTTCTTGGGTGCGGATCAAGAACGTAGAGAGTGGGCCATGTGGCGGGGTCGTCTTCATGGACATGGCTGAAGCTTAAAATGTCACCCGCGCATGAAGAGCATTTGTTCTCAACGGCTAAAGTCGTTTTCCCACAACTGAAGCACCAATATTGTGTGATGTCCGTGAAAAGAGAATGTACCCGATTTGAAAATCGAATAGGCTGACCAAGGATTCTGACCTTGCGAACCTCTTCAGACCAGGCATCACTTTGAGTCGCAATAGCCGTCTGGTTTAAAAATCGGTTATCCGTGGTGTAAAGATTGATCCATTCAATGTTGGGATTTTTGTTTGGGCCAGGAGAGCCGGGGTCGTAAACCTCATCGAAGATCCAATCCACGGCAATCGCCGGATCGTCAGGGAACGTCATCGCCATCAACATACGTCCGCCCACACGCATGGTTCTGGCTTGATTTTCTCGCCATATTGCATAAGAGGGCGGTTCATCATGAAGCACAATATGGAAGTCACCCGAAGCAAAATCCGTTGGGTCTTGATCGACAGACATAAACTGGATCGTGGACTCGCCCCAATACTTACCTTTTCTTTCGTCCCAATATTTTATTCGTAAGATTCGCAGCTTTTCAGACCAGGACTTATCCCAAGCCCCCTCTATTAAAGAGGTTCGCGGTATCCACCCCCAGTGACCTTTATCGCCGCCGGGTTCCGACACGCCCGTCCACTTCCACCATTGGATCTTAGGTAAAATAATAGGATGCAAAACCGTTGTGAGCGATTCGCAGACAACGCGACAATTAATCGGCCCCCTTAATTTGCTTTTATCAAAATCCAAATCTTCCGGTATAATACCCGTGGCACAAATCAACAACTCAACAAGAGAAGTTTCAGTTTTACTGGAGCCGTTACCGCCAAATAAAGCAACTGTGCTGGCCGTAGAGGTGTGGAGTTTTGCCGACTCAGAAGAAACAGGGTCATAATAAAGAAGCTGGTTCTCCTGTCTGTCTCGCTCTTCAAGATTTAAAATCTCAACTAATTTTTGCTGGAACTCTTCGTCGGTTAAATTTTCAAGATCATCCCCCGTCGGTAGCATACTCACCTTCTAACGTAATGCCTCGACGTTCGGCCTCTTTTAAAAAGGCAGGAATAATATCTTTTAATGTTCTGCGATCATCATGCGTAATAATTTGCGTAGACTCCCCTCTTAATAAACGACCTTTCTCAATTAAAATACCAAACGCGGAAGCCTTTTGGGCCAGAGTTGCCGCTGAAATGGCATCACGAGACATCAGGTTAAGAATTTCTCCCGCCTTTTGATCGCAAGCATCGGCCATTTCATGAACCGTCATGCGTTTAACGTCTTTTTTATCAAGTACTTTTAGAGCTTCAGCGGCTTTTTTAACTTTCTTTTTGCCAAGATGATAATTTGATTGTGCAGAGGCCTTAGAGGAGCCTCGAAGCATGGCGATCTCATCCCATGAATGACCTTTTTCCTTAAGCTGAAATATTTCTGTTTGTATGGGCGTTAATAGATCTCTTTCATCTTCCGTCAAATCAGAGTAAAAATATTGTCTAGCCACCTTCTTTCATCCTTTATTTAATAAACCGGTTCAGTCAAGATAATGCTCAACCTCTTTAATGTCGCCGCCGTCAAAACGGGTAAAAATAGTGGGAGGAATTTCTTCGCCGGTTTTTGGGTTGACCTCCAAAACAAATGTTTCAAAAAGAAGCAGATCATCTTTTTTATCGTCTGACATCTTTTCTCCAGGCATAAAAAAACCACCCGAAGGTGGTTGGTTGATTTAACTACTAATTCAGTAGTTATTGGTAGTTAAACAGTCAATCAGATTCTTTTTCATCCATAAACTCTATAGATGGCTTCTCTTCCCTTGCTTGTGCATATTCAATCTCAATCCTGATTGTACCTATAATCTTCCCGGCGCAATTAACAAGCTGCGATGCTTTCTCGGGAGCAATTTTATCATTTTGAAGTTTTTTGAAAACATCCGTTAAACTCACCCTTAACTCTTTAACGTCTTTCACGTCTTTCATGTATTTTTTCCCACAATAGTCGAATTATCTTAATTTGCAAACGTTTGCACTCAATTAAATCTTTCGATACTTTATATCCAGGCTTGATGCCTAAACGATTTCTGATATACGCTTCTGTCAAGCGGTCTCTATATTTGTTTGTGCATTTCTTCTGGTTATCTTTTTGATTTTCCCTATAGGATTTAGCCTTCTCAGGATTGGCTTGCCGCCATTCTTTATCCCTTATTTTTTTCTTTTCCCTTTGATCTTCTCCGCCATAAACCCTTTTTAGATGCGCCTTGTTATGGCATTTTTTACACGTCCATCGCCTTAACCTTCTACCCGTTTTCCCTTTATATTCAGGGAAGTTCTCAAGAGGGAATTCTTCTTTACACTTCTTACAAACCCTCATTTTTTTCTAATTCTTTATTAACCATATGCGCCAGCGTTGCGTTACCTTTAATAGGCGTTATGTTGATCATAGCTGAATAAGTTACTTCGCTCCTGGGTAAAAATAATATCTTTACTATTTTTGGTGAGCCGTCCTGAATGGCGCAATCTTGAACATCACCCGTTACATAATATTTACGACAAGCAGCAGGTCTGTTTTTGTAGATTTGACATTCGTTTTGTTTAAGAAAAATACAGGGGCGCGGATTATTTTTGAAATCATCGCTGTCCATATTTTTTTGATATTCGAATTCAGTTTGGTCTATTTCAACTTGACCGTTTTTGATCAAGTCAGCCATCAAAATTGCTTCATCATCAAAAACATCAACGTTCATATAACAGCAATGACAGCAGTCTTTTTGACAAGCTGCTTTTTCCGGGCTTTTAAGTAAATCTAAACGTAACCCATTATCCATTAATTCATGAAACTGATTAATTCTATTTTTGCTGTTTAAATTTTTTAAATCTCTTGCTGCCTCAAAAACCATCCGCCCTATACTGGCTTTTATACTATCACTTTCATCTTTCATTGCTTCTAGTAGATTATTGCTAATCTGCATAAACCCTCCCCTTTGTGTGTCAAAAAAGCTCGAATCTGATAATTAAGTCCCCCGTAAACCATCGGGGTCAGGCTTGATATATTGAGGGTTGCCGGGGTCTTTTACACCGCTACGTGGACTTGAACCTGTCGCCTTCCTTCCCTCGATAGTTTTAAAGGTATATCACACCCGTTTATATTCCGCCGGGTCTGGACGGTTGATGTAACTGCTTGCTCTACCCGAAAGTAGGCCAGACCTTGAACCTGTTATACGCTCCAGCAGTTGTTTTATATAGCGCCATCATTTGCCCAATCTATTCGGCATCACCCCACTGGGCCAGAGTGAGCAGGGACGAGTACCCGAAGATACCACGCTATGCCTTATTAACGGTACTTCTCACGATATGGCCTCTGCTCTATTAAAGTACAGGCGACTGTTTCCAGTCTATCGGCTTAAAGCTTTATGCATGAGTTTGGAGGTCATACAAAGGTTTTCCTACCTTTGACAGAAGGCTGCATAGACCTTCCATCAAACTAAGAACGGCGCAAACCGAACCCAGTTCATACATAGGTGACAGGAAGCGATTATATGATGATATTTTCGTTATCGTATTTAGCCTGTCGCTTTATCCGATAATTTACTTACTCAAATCATATGCCGCTTGCCCAATCTATTCGGCATCACCCCACTGGGCTAGGGTGTATAAGAACGAGCACCCGAAGATGCCACGCTATGCCTTATTGTAAATCCACAGCGACACGGAGTACGTTTCTCTGCTGCTGTGGAGTCGTACACTTTACCCACTCGCTACGCTCTGGGGCAACTTGACACTCCAGCTTTGCACGTTTTACCGATTAAAGCCTTTCTTCAAATAAGGGAGGGGAGGATATCATCCGCCGAAGCGGCTCACAAGTGAGCTGTCAATGGCCTTGCTTGCGTCAAACAAGGCAGAGCCTGTCTCAAGGGCTTTACCTAGACTAAGAACGGCGTACGTTAGCGATTCTTTCGGCGCAGTTTCTGCAAATTCAAGAAACTTCTCTTGTGTTGTAAAGATTACCGGTTCCTTACTGAACACAAGAACTACGTCCCCTCCCTCTGCGATAACGTGAAGATGATCGCTTAATCTGGTAAATTTCTCTAACTTTTCTTTTATCATGCCCGTTATCCCTGCATCCAGTTATCTTTTAGTATGTTCCTGGCATAATCAGACAAGGCTTGTTTATGTTTTTCACCGTCTCCAGATATTTTTCCCGCCTTTGATAACTCGTCAAAGAATATTCCCAGCTGATAAAGTGCATTACTTAAATTATCAGAAGCGGTCGGTAAATCAATACCGCTCAACCTATCTAAAGAAGCAACCTCGGCTTGAACCACCGTTTCGAAAGAGGCCGTGGTCGATTTATCCTTTAATTTTTCCGTATGCTCTATTACCACATTTAATATCTTAACCCCGACTTCCCAGCCAACAATCTTTATTATTGACTGACAAGTAAAATCAAGCATCGTTACCGATGAGTCAAGCAGGTCATTTATTGTCTTGCATTTACACTCCCCAGAGTATTTTGCCGAATGCTTCACAGCCAAACGCATCATTCTTTCGCTATCCATTATATTCCCCTTTATTTTAAAGCTTTGATGATATCAAGCAAATCATCCTGAAGACGCTGCCTGAGTTGCCCCGTGTTATAATAAGTTTTTGCGGTGATCTCAAGGCCTGCTACCCAAACATCAACCATCTCCGATGTTACCCAAACATCAACCATCTCCGATGTTACCGCAGCGGGCACATGGGTCAGGAGAGCCGTATTTATCGCGTACTCAGTAGTATCCCCATTCCTAATACAACCGGCGAAGGTTGAGACGGTCTGACTAAGTTTATTGGCCTTATTAGCAATTTGCATCATGTCCGATATAAGCTTAAGCTCTTCTTCGGTGTGTGGTTTATCGTCAGGCACGGTCATCGTCCGACAGACCTTCTATCCACCCCGTAAAAACTTCTTTAATCCTAGCCAGACCAAACCCAGACTTAACCAAAATAGCGGCAGCGCCGGAGACAAGGAGTGCTGCAATATTTCCATTGTCCAGCCCATCAGCCCTCATGTCTTTGAACTGACTCGACAGAATGTCGACCCATTTTTTTCTGATTTCTTCTTCAATCATTCCCAGCCCCTTAACAATTTAACCCTATTTATTTCTTCAACAATATCCTCGTGGACACTTACCGCTCCTTCTAAAACAGCCTTTCTCATAAGAGAGGGGACGTTCTTGTCTTCCATATACTCGTTATAGGAATCTATTACTGCTTTAAATTTTTTCGCTTCATCCTCATATAGAGCCAACTGCTCTTTTGTCTCAATCACGATATTAATCCCAATTCCACTCCTGCACCCCATTCTCCAATCTTGGGTTCTCATCGCTCAAACGTTTGAACTCAGAACATAAGGCCGTGTGTTTAACCATCAGCTTTAAATAAGCTATCGCATATGACGGGGGATTCCCACCCCAATTCGACGGCGTGTTCCTGCTCAGCCCCAGCCTACGGGCCAACTCCCTCTTAGAGATACCGGCCTTTCGGAGCAGTTCTTCAAAGTCCATTCCACAAATCCTTGGTAAGGTGAATCACCATCCGGTAACCTTCCTTGCCATCAATCAAACAGGCCACCGGGAGCATTAATACCCAGAATGCCGGGATAGCCCACCAGGCAATCAGGACTCTTAGCAAGAATAGTCTCATATCTTACATATCATCCATCACGCAAGAATCTACCAATACAGATAATATCTTTTTGATCTCCTCATTGGACATACATTCATTACGGCAATGCGTTTTACCATCATCGCCAACATAGAAATCAATTTGCCCAAACCCTTTACCTTTAAGGCTCCATCTGAATGATGCTGAACCCACTTCCACTTCACAGCCATCTTCACAATTGTCTAAAAATTCTTTAATTCCCATATTTCCCCCATAAATATTTATTCAGTTCAGTATAGCTGTAGGTTTATAACCTTCAAGGTGAATATTTTATAAGCCATTCAAAACCACGTTTCCACAATAACGGGGGCATCAACCTCTAGTCGAGGTAGCCGAAATAATCCATCCGGTATATATTCTCTTGCCTCTTCCAGGGTCTGGAATGTCTGAACCTCTTCCAAGGGCTGTTCATTAATCCATTTTCTAACAACAAACAAATCAGGATAATCCGTCGGATTATCGTAAACCACCCAAATTACAAGACCCTTTTCATCGCTTTCTTGGTTCATTCTTTCCCCCGCTAATATCTTCTGTCTGCAACGTATCATTAACGGCTTTGCCGACTCGGTCGGCCGTTTCTTCATTGGCGCCATATATCATAGTGAGAGCCGCTGCGAGAAAATAAGCAATGACCTCGTCATAAGCGATACCAGAATCCAGCATTTTCTCAGCCGCCTCTCTAAGAAGATCTCTTGCCGCCTTACTATTCATATTCCCCCTCCTTCACTAATATATCGTAGATCCCACTTTGTATCCGCTTTCTCCGCTCAGGAGTAACCTGCTGGCCTCCTCTTCTGAGAAACTTTGCCCATAGAAATGACATTCTTGTGGCCTTCCACTCGTTCCCTAAGCTGGAGATTATTTGCATTTTTTTTGTAATTCTCCACCGCTAACATGGCCCAAGCAAAACTGAGGCCTTGCTGACACAAAATCATCTTGTACAGTGAACGGTATTCCCATAAGCGTACGGCGACGAACGCAACCCTTAAACAAGAGTCCGCGACCTATTGTTTGGCCGCGCTTCTTAGCTAACTTCCTTTTGCGCTGTTTTTGATCATACCTCACATCCTTCCCCTCTTCATTAAATAGTTATCCACAATTTCCAGGAAAAACCGAGTATATAACCCCGTGATATTCGGCATTTTCAGCTCTAAGTTATTGATATCTCCGGGTTGGTTAATATTTAACCAACCCTTAAACAAGCTATATTTCGGCCGCATTCTTTAACCAACGTGCTTCTGCGCTAGATCGGCACGGTCTTCCATGATGGATTCTGTCCAATAAATGTAATTTTTTAGCTAATTTTGATAGATGAACCGACTTGGTCACCTGTCTTATTCTGCCATTTATGAATATACCACCCTTTTTTCTAGATCGCTCCCCTATCCGTTCAAGATATTTATTGCGTATTTTTTCATAGGTCATGAGACTCTTCTAACCATTTTTTCGTGCATTTTCTCAGCTTTTTCCCAGGTAGAGCATCTGTCCATTTCTTGATCAGGCCCACCAAACACCATTGTTTCAAACAATATTGGTGGGCCTCCGTCTGAAAAAGAATGATCTATGCCTAGAAAGACTGTCGATACTTCAACATCCCCCTCCTCAAGGAAGCTTTTCTTAACGACTCTATCGGCGTTTTGAAACCATTCACCCCACTTGTAGATATCTCGCTCTAGAACGGCTGTATGGCCGTCTAGTACGTACATGAACCCCTTAACAAGATAGACACACCTCTTAACAAATCCCTTTCTGCCTAACTTCTGGCCACGCTTCTTGATTACCTTTCTTCTTCGTTGGATCTGGTCGTATCTCATCTCAGCCCCTTTCTGGAATTGACAAGAATCACAGTATAAGGGCTAATCGTGAATTTTTTGTAATTTTTTTATAAGTCATGCGCGCCCCTCAGATCATCAGGCTCGGATGTCTGGCGGTGCGACCAGTACACTAACTCGCCGACAGTAAGCGACATCACCCGCCTTACTGGAGGTTCAGGGCGGCTGGCGTAGTAATGCTCAAAGTAGTCCGCTAACAGCTCGTCTAAGGCTTTATGTAGCTCGATGTGTCTCTGTTTATGCTCTTCAGGTGTCATGCGCCAAGTATAACGGATCTAGGCTGGAATCTTAACCTTAACATTCACTCTTTTATTGTGTGGATTAGTGTTTTCGGGGTATTTTGGGGAGAGAGGGGGACTCCTGCCCCATTCCGACGGCGGGTGGGGGTCTGCCAGGTGCCGATTACCCTTTACCCTTACCATATCATTTGTTTATCTAGTTCGTAGCTTAGATAGGCTCTCATTGTCTCTCATGTCATAGCTACTCACTCATCCTATCACCTGTCTGTCTGTGTGTGTGCCTCTCGTGTGCCCCGGATTCATGGTGCCATGGTAACTCATTGATATGTAACACCTTAATGCGTTATCACACTGCCTTATACAGGCGGTTGCTGGTATAACCTTGTTGTTATACTGTCATTGTGTAGCGATATGAGCGCGGGGCTTGTGTTATTGCTTGCAAAACAGAAATGCATCAACACAACTCAACCACGCCACAATTGCTCTACTAGCCCTCTCTAAGCTGTGAGACTGTTAATACCCTATGCTTCCGCACCACGCCTGCTCTGTGTTCAAGCTCGAACTGTGTGAACTTGAGCGTTTGCTGTGTATTAGGCCAGCTTGCTTTGATGATATCCAAGGATACATCGGCCCTATGCGCGAGACATCGTTGCGCGAAGTAGATTGGATCGCCGTCCTTGTGCAATACAGAATACCCACATGCTGTATACACGGTGTGATTGTCATGTCCTGGCATTGCTTTGATGCTGATCTTGATCATTCTTTAACCACTCTCACATTGTCCATTTATATATTGTGTGTACTTGTGCTTTGCCGCGTATAAATAGAATAGAACTTATTCGTACTTATCTGTAATTATCTGTCATGTATTGCTTGACGTGCCCGTATCTGGGTACTAGTATGTAGTCATAGTCAATCACAACACGGAGTAAATGAAATGAAAGAAGGGTTGGACAACTACTGTGTTAAGCATCCGCGCAATTTTCGCGCAAAGCCTAGGTACATCAAAAGGTCAACAGTGGATCGCGAGATTGTTACGCGTAATGAATTGTTTGATCAATGGGCGTGGACGTTTAATCAGTCTATTAATATTGATGAATTGCTCACGCACGCCATAGCGCTGGGTTACGTCTCTCAGTTGATGCCGGGCGCTAACATGTTTTTAATTAATCCAGATTACTAAACACGGAGTAAATGATTATGGGAAAGCTTAAAAACAAATGCCCTGCAAGCGGTGATTCAATCCATGGGGGCTATTGGGGGACTGCAAACCGTGTAACAGTTAATGAAGATGGTAAAACTATTTGTCCGATGTGCCGTAAACCTGTAAGAACTAGAAACCACCCATGGTCTGGTTGTGATATTCAGCAAATACCGCCGCACAACATATTAATAAGCTAATCAATGTATGCCCATCGTTGGTGGGTATATGTGGACTAACTCAAACAGGAGTAACTGTTATGCACACAATAAAGAAAACAGTTCGAACAGGTAACGGGCTCAAAGAACGCGTACATATTAAGGGTTTCAGGTCTTCCGATGCTATGCATAAGTTCTTGAACAAGCAATCAGATAATAAATGGTCTGTCAACAGTGAGCCTGATTACTACGGCGGGTTCAAGCCTGAGCTTGCACAACTTAAACCGGGCAAATATGCCTATGCTGGCGGACAGTGGCACAATGTCAAAAGTCTTGATCCGTCCGTCCTTGCTCACATTTAAGGAGCAAATGATTATGAAAACGGTTTTCGAAAATACTGATAATAGCGTTACGGTTGAGTTTGAAAGCGTCAATTGCTTTAGAGAAACTCAACACCTTCCTTCTGGGGAAGTGGTGTATAACGAATTAACCCCCTTTGAGGCTGCAAAAAAACAACAATATTTGCTTGATCAAGGGTTCTCTGTAAAAGAGGTTAGTTGATCAATTTATGCCCATCTTTATGGTGGGTATATGTGGATTAACTAATACAACATATAAGGATAACACAATGAGCAAAGCAAGCGATTTAGACAAAGTAGTTAAAGCTTACATTATTGATAATATTGACAGTTCGGGCTATGAGGCATCACCGGAAACGGACGAGGAAAAAGTAAGGTTCTTATCCGACACATTCCACTCAGAGTATGGCTTTCGAATTCCGCAAATCGGAAAACAGAGGGCGCTAAAAGAATGGTTTTCTGGCCTTCCGTCCTCTTGTTCAATCGCCTTTTATAATCACGATATATTAAAGCTTGCTGAAAAATGGGGTTATCTGTCACCAGACGCTACCGAGTCGAAACAAGAAAAAATTATAAATAACTGGTTCAATCAGTTGGCAGCTAAAACGGATCAGCTTTTCAACAAGCACGCAAAAGGATAGACCAATGGCAACACGTACAAAAAAACAGATAAACGATAAGGTTAAAGAGCTTAATAAAATGCTGGGCTTGCCTGATGAGGCTATGACCGGCACTAAACGCAATATCGGGCACATAAGCGCCGACTATTTAAAAAACTACGGCTACGCTTTAGAACAAGTGAGTGACGACCTTGGCGGCGTGTCACGTACTGTATTAGGCAAAGTTTGGTTTGGTCGCGTGCCAGCTAAAGTGATGCTTGCATATCTTAATGGTGTGTTAAACGGCATGAGGGCGAAACGATGAAAATTAAATCCGTCCATTACGCGTTTGTTTATTCTAAAGTTCAGCCGATCCTTGCCGACAATCCAGAATTGATTGAAATATATCAACATGGGCAGTTTCCACGCGCTGATAAGACAAAGGATTTACAACGCCGATTCTGTTTTGATTTGTTGTCGGCGGCTAATATATCGGCTTGGGTTAGTGACAATCTATACAAGTATTTGAATGATGATCATATCTATACAGCTTTAAAAAAGATGCTTCCAACATTGGAACGTAAATTTTAACCATGACATGTCAGGCGATTATTAATCACAGAAAATGTGGGGGGAAAATGAAGCAAGGCGTATACCTTGCTAATACTCTGTCTTATTCAAGCGCTCGGAAATTAAAGCGTCTTAAAGGGTTAAATATTCCAACAACAATAAATAGTGGTGGCCCCGGCAAGCTGTCTGCTTGTGTGAAGTGTGAGCGGTGCGGGCACAGTTTATACGTTTAAATCAAATAAAAGGACAATTATTATGCATAAATTAACTAATGAGCTATCTGTTGTTGCCTGCAATGATTCTCTCTCTATCGGTCACACGATTAAAGATATTAGCGGTCAATGGTTTGGGTATCCAGAGGCGACCATACCCGCAGGGACAGCGGTTGCAAAAACATCTGGTCTGCTTGCTTGCTCTGTAAAGCTTTACATCAGCGATTTATCTTGGATACCTCGCCTGGGTAATGGGGAGAAACAATACGGGTTTATTCACGACGCGACGTTTTACGGGATTTATGTTTCTGTTGATGATGTCGCTATTGATGAAACAAATTGCCAATTAAGGCTCGTTTAATATTAAGGGTAATATTATGATAATGGATACACCTTGTTATATGTGCGTGAATCATAGCCCTCTTCTGGGTAATGATTGTTCGCGCTGTCTCGACCCAGACCCCGGCATGACGGGTAACAAAATGGCTAAAAATAAAGGCTGGTTTAATTATCCAACCAGCTTTGACCCCGCTTGGCGTACAAAAGAATGCTGCAACTTTAAAATGAACCCACTCTTTAAACTAACGAAATAAGGGAAAGACATGGAAACACTCGAAATTGGGATCAATGTATATAAGGGCTATATCGTTGAAATAGGGTTAACACCTAAGCAAAAACTTACACATATAAGCCTTTGCTTCAAACCTCCGCCTGAAAAGATATATTACTATGAAACATTTGGCCCTGACGGCTCCGACGTTGATTCCTGCATATGCTGCCCAGAAAACGAATTAAACGAAATCGAGCAAGAAATATTAACCATGATAGAGTTTGACATCAAAGACAGCCCAAGGTTTATGGAAGAAAAAAGAAAAGAAAAAAGAAAAGAAGAATTAATGTATCAAGCCGATCATCTTCGGCAATTGGCCTTAAAATGTCGTTAATACACGAATACATCAAGCTGTTTAATTCTAATCGTGAAGCTGTCGATCAACTCAATGAGACATTTAATACTAATGTCTCTGTTCAGAGGCTGTCAGAGTGGGCACGCAAGGATAGCGCCCGCCCTTTGCCCACTCGTATAGCCGAGCCGATGAGAGCGCTCATCCTACCCCTGATATTAGAAGATGAAGGCGTCAAAGTTTCGCCCGAAACACTAGCAAACATCATTGATAAATTATCATTGATAAATTATCAATAGACTAACCTCTCCGCCGCCTCCTGACTAACGATTTAATCTGTCTTTGGCGGCGGGTGCCTGTTCCGAACGTCGTCCATAAAATAACCGACTGACCCCATAATAAATGTTGTTTATCATGCTGATTAATAGTCCCTGGGCTTAGTGGTAGCCCAGATTCCCAGACTTGACACCAATCCATCATAGATAGTTTTTCTGTATCTGTATCTATAAGCATTTATGGCCCCGTGATTATTTCGGTCTTTGAAACCGTACCCGATACCGAACTGGTTGATTGCTTATGATCAACAACCGTTCCACCATCATTATAAAAATTGGTAATCGAGCCATCATTGGTTTTTAAATTCCGTGTCAACTTGTAAAGATAATCAGTTTTTTCGGCCATGCTCGGATTGACAGGGAGCGCGCCTTGTCCAGGCTCTGCCCTTGGATCGTTTAATGTGGCTAAAGTATCATCAATATTGCCTGTTGTTATTGCAACGTTACCCGAGTTATCGGTAAGTGCTATATCGCCCGCCTTTGTCAAAGTGCCACCGGCACAATTAGCATTCAATGTTAAATGTGCTTGACCGCTCATGTATATTTTATCGACTGATGTCATATTTTGTAATTCAACGTCCCCGCTGTAGTTAAGCAAGAACACAACCGTGGGCGTAATTCCATCACCTGCAACATCAATAATGGGGGTTATTGCAGTTGTCTGAAAACAATCCCATAGGAAATAACTGTTCTCTGACGTGAGAGTTACTGTACCGCCAATACCGGTTTGGAGAAGGTTGCAAGTGTCTACGCTTGCATCAAATAGACCACAGAGTTCAAATACAAATCTTGACGTACCTATACCTACGCCTGTGATACCTGTGCGGAAAAAGGCTGACCCCGAAATGTCCCATCCGTTTAACGTGATACGGGTAGCGTTGATTACATCGAAAATCCAATTATTATAATCTTGATCGAGCAAGAAAGGGACGCCACCTTTAATGTCGAACCATTGACTCTTTTCTCTGTCAGCAATAATTCTGGCATCGGATAAAACAGAAGACGGAAACTTTATTGTTCCATTGACGCCGGGAACCGTACCCGCCGTGCCGACTGCAAAGTTGACGAAAATCCGCCCACCGTCAAAACCGCCATCGTTTACCGTTGCGTGTGCTTGCCCAGGTATGACTTGGTAGTCCGTGGTGGCATCAGGATTGATTACCCATGCTGGGGTTGTTGTGACTATGTCATCTGCGGCGGTAGAGCCTGTAATTATTGCTTCAGCAGGCGCTCCGGTGCCGTCCACTAATATTACCTTAGCTCGTTGATACTGACCGTCAGTAGCGATATCTCCAGAGGCTAATTGTATGAAATTATTCCCGCCACTTTGCGCCGTTCCGTCTGTCCAGATAGTGCCTGCGATTTGCCTTAAAATCTTACCCGCTGAGTTTTTTATATTATGGGTTAAGCCTGTTAATAACCGATCCCATACAGCTTTGGCTATTTCAACCATGCCGGTAGCAGTTGAAACAATAGCATCCAGGCCTATCGCCGTTAGCGCCGTAGAGGGTACGCCTGCTGTAGTTGGTGTTGCCACTGTGGTTCCTAGCCACTGGACAACATTTATGTCCAGGTTATCACCACCATCAATTAATGCGTTATTCAGTGCCGCAGCTCTGAATCCGATTTCTGGGCCAGTCCACGACAATATACCTGTGGCCACGCCGGTAAAATGCCCAAATCCCTCGGTATCATTATTAGCAGAGGCTCCACCGCTTGCGGGCATCTCAATTCCGTACATGCCCGAAGTCGTAAAATCTGTCCAGTCGTAGACTCCCCCTGTTGTTGGGGTAACAGATGTTACTGTTGTAACGCCTGCTGTTGTTGTGAAATTCCAGAACAGCGCTAAACCAGCTTGGTTATATGCTACGGCGTCTTCAATTGTTTTGAAATCGGTGTCATCAATTAAAGAAAGCTTATTTACCGGCACTGATGCAAGCGCGGTATCAACATCCATCCAAATGTCAGGCATTACTTACATCTCTCATTGTTGTGCATAGTAATACCATGGGTTTCCAGCGGCTAACAATCCAGCTTCAAAATTATTAAGCCAAAAGTTTCTGATCGTATTTCTTGGCAAGTAACCTTGTCTTGTTTCTGTGTTATTGAATGTATCTGTAAAAGTGATTCTTGAAACGGTGTTTATTTTGCAATCAAAATTATCTGATCCGTCCTCTTCGATATACGCAACATCCGATGCAGATGCTACTACAGCATAGCTCCCCAAAAGGGTGAATGTTCCTGTAACTCTTTTGTATGCCTGCCATGCAGCACCTGCGTTGCGTAAACCTATAAAATTTGATCCATCGGTCACCCGTAGCGCCGCTAAGAAAGCTTCTGCCGTATTATCTGTTCCTACAATAGATTGCGTATATTTAGCGCCCGCGCCTTGATCGGGACATTGATAGGCTCCCGCCGTTGATGCCGTTGTGTCGCACTTGACAACATTGCTAACAATCTTAGCATCCCCAGCAACCCCTCCGACGCGAGTCCAGTTTGCGTCTGCCTCCACATTCTCATCAGCCCGATTGAAGTCGTCAGTAAATGTCATTTCAACCTCTTAATTGCAGCTAAAAATTCTGGAGCGTTTTTATTTATGGGTATATTTTTCGCAGTTAATATTTCTTCAAGGGCCGCTTGATTTGCTTGCGATTGAAGTCTTGTTACACCCGGTAAATTAACTACATTTTCATGCATAGCCAAACACCATTCTGTAGCAGGAGTTCCGTCTTGATTGCTAGGAATAGCGGCCACATTGAAATCACGATAATATCCAAGCCCCCCATCGCCAATATTGCCAGCTATTGCAGGTCGGTATGGATTTAACTCAGCCCCATCACCAATAATGTCACAAACATAAAATTCCATTAACACCCAGCCATAATTTTGTTAAATATATTCGTACAGCCATTATTTTCTCTTGGCATAAAAAAACCCGCCGAAGCGGGTTGATTGTTAAAATTTGAACCTCAGTTTTGGCGAACACTACTGAGGAGACAGTGCAGGGTATGGCCAGGGGGGGGAGAGGCCATAATCGCCAGGGGGAAATAAAAAAGCCCATCCGGTTAAGGTGGGCTATGAAATAAAGGGTAAACGCTTCGCTAGTGTATTAATACTAGCCCCCTAAGCGGCCCAGTACAATTACATATTAAGCACTTAATTATCATACTTTATCAATCCTGAGTCGTAAAACGCGATTTTCAGCTTTCGGATCAAGGTCTCGTATCGTTGATCGCATACCTCAATAATCCCTAATCTTTTTCCCCTCCCCTTTTTGTACTTCCTAAGATGCCGCTCACCTATAGAGAGGTGATTAGACCACCATTTATCATGGTGTTGTCTTGACAGTCCACAATAACCTCGGACAATATCATTAACAAACCAGCGATCACACCATCGGTCTATTTCTTCATATATCGACCATGACACAAATTTACAAGACAGCTCTTTCCGGCCAATTAAACCATGTAGATCGCCAACAGCCTTGGTATAATTCGCCAACATAAACTCCCTCTCTGGCTCCATAAGTGTTCTGCGGGCTAATTGTATCGTAAGTCCAGACTGTGCGAAGTCATCCCAAACCGATCCCCCATCTGTTGCCCGGATAGATCCATCAGCATATTGTGTCGCGCCGAGAATATTTTTAGCCTCGAATGCAAAAGCATGTCTTAATGCATGGTCAACATCCGTAAATTGTGCCTCATCGTTCATTCATTCCCCCCAAAAAATACCAACAATAATCACAATGACAACGATAGCTGTTGAGATAATCTTAACAATTTCTACTAATTCACAATCCATCACTTAATACTCTCACCCGTTTTGAATATTTCTTTTTGATTGCCACAGCATCATCAATCGTTAACTTGATTGGATCATGCGGCCCCTCTAACCATTCAACCTTTTCTGTTCCGATTTTCTTAATCAGTCCTTTTCGGTATTCGTGTATGTTCCCCGACAACTTATTACCATCATTGCAAGCCGAACATTGCTTGTGTACGTTCAACTCCTCAAATCTAAGCTCAGGATAGCCGCCTACAGACTTATAGTGCCCTGCTTGATATTGGCCCTGGTGATGTCGCCCACAACTGATACACGGTTCCTTGGCGTCTCTCAATCTGATAAATTTATTAAATACGACTTGAGCCTCTTTGATGTAATCAGATTTTGATTTTGCCGCCAATTTCATTTGTCTGGTTTCTTTATTAAAGTCCTTTCTCTTTTTCTCTTTCAGTTCAATCAAAGCGCAAGCCGGAGAACAAACTCGCTGCATGGGTCGGCTTTTAATAAACGGAATTTTGCAAGCTTTACAAAGTTTTTCTTTTGTCATTGCTCAAGTGGTCATTAGCCAGTTTATTTACACTTCCCAAAACCTCAGCCATGGTTACCTCTAAAATATCTTCAAACTTCATGAACGACCTTGTCCCTAGCCGTGTTGATGTCGGGATATTACAAATCATTTTTAAACACTCATGCACTGCTTCAGCCTTTCGCATAAATAAAACAACACCATGTTCCACCGGCATTTTCTCTGCAAGTATTTTTCTCGTTTCATAATTCGTGTACCCCGTTTTATCGGCTATCCTTTCTACCACTTCATCTAACTGAGACATAAAGAAATTAATATTGCACCAGTACCGGCTATTCTGATTGCCTGAGCGTATTTTTGTGCCTTCAGTGACCGTCACAATCAAAGGTAATTTGTCACCCAGCATACTTAAACGCTTTACCGTGTCATCTAGTTGTTCTTGCGTGGTTACGACTCTTTGTTTCATAATAATTTATGTAATGATTCATGAAGTTCTTTTTCATCCTGCCTCTCTTGCTCCTTCCTGTAGTAACTTTTCCTTGATTTTTTATTTGCACAGTCAACGCATTCCGTTGAATGGTGGCGTTTTTCTTTTTCTTGTTTGCACACTGAACAGATTACAGTTTCCATAAATCACCCCTTCTCTAAAAATACTCCTGCCTTAATTGCTGCCTTTTCCAGCATATCAAATGCAGGTTCACGTTCATTAGGACTGTATCGACCAACCACATAAGGCCACTTCCAGACTCTTGCCTCCCTTAGTGCTCCAGTGAACCCCACATCCCACTGAAAGCCCTGCGATTCGATTTCATTAATTAACTCTTCCATTATTTTTCCCCCGTCATTCGAGAATTATCCATCAACCATTGAGGGGCCGCCTCATATAAATCTTGTTGCTTTGTTGTGTACATTTTTTTCCGCTTATACTCTTCGCCCTGCATACATTCAACCAACTCCCCTTTTGATAACTGCGTAAGAATTGTAGCAACTGTTCCCGGATCGATTCCAAGATGCCCTAAATCACAAGGACGATAAACACACCCTGGCTTCATGGCCTGAAGAATTTTTGATGTATGACTCATAACTTACCCCTTCGTTTGCTGGCAGCGTCTACGCTCACACTCTTGATGTCCTTGGTGCGGCATATATCTACTGTTCCCGTAATAACGATGATGTTTGCGCTCACAGGCTAGGCGAAGCTTTTGAAGGTCTGGCAAGACTGCTGTATAGCTACCACCAGACATGTATTGTTTTTTCATCTCATGCGCTACCGCAGCGTTTTGCCATTTCTGAATATATTGCAGCTTTGCTTTTAAATCATTAAATTTCATTTCTCTGCTCCCGTTCATAACTTTTTGTTATTATCATTTGTTTTCCCCCGTATGCTCCACCTTAAAATCTGGATGTTTGTTTTTCATGTGACTGGCCAACTGTTTGAAAGTGCGGTTACAACATGGACAAACACCCGCAGCGGCTCGATTTTTTAATTTTGTCGCTTGTCCTTTGTACCCGATGGCTCTCTGTCTTTCGTGTTTAGCTTCTTTGGTTAGCCTCGCAGCATTATTCTCTGCCCATTCCCTACGCTTTTTCTCTTTTTCTAACTGCTTATATACCGAACCTTCAGAATAGCCTCGACTATGGCCGTTTGGGCAAGTCCAAAAGCCGCCCTCTTTGAGGCACGTATTAAACATAGCTGATGGTATGCCGTGCCATACACCACAAGTTCCGCACTGAATGACTTCTAAATCTGTTTCAGTATTAATAAATAAATGATTCATGCCTATCCCCTATGTGTTTTACGTGGAGCCTTTCGCCATGTGATTTTTAATCACTTCTTCTCGCCAATCTTTTTTGTTTGGCACACCGTTTTTAATCATATCTTCTGTCACGTTTAGCCCGTGCTGAACATCTCCAAGATTAAAATAGTGCCAACGGCAATAATACGGGCCGTTGCCTTTGGTGTTGCTGGACAGCGTCCCCATTGCCGGACAGTGTAGATGACCGTTACGCCAAGCGCATTTGTGGTCAACAACATTTTCTGGTTCCGCTTTTTTTTGCGCCCTCCATCCGCAATCACCACATCTTTTTGAACCCGGCAAAAGCAACTCTTCACATTTAGGACACCTCATGAATATTTATCCTCTAGTACTTTGGCAAAATTTTCAGGCATCATCAACCAAGATAAATCTGCCTTAAAGGGTTTTCGGTTTGGATCGCTCGGAGACACCCTGCCTGTCAAAAATTTGCTTTCATTCACTTTTTCAAAGAATTGTTTAAACAACTTCAGGTTGGGCATCTCTCTCCATCTTGCTTGCAAATGAGCTTTTCTTGTGGTGGTGAGTTTCAATACTGCCGGTAGTGTTGGCAGAATATCGTGATAGAGGTTTATGATTTTTTGATATGGACATCGTGATCGGGGCGGTAACTCATCAGAGTTATTGCCAGAGTGTTTTGATCTTGTATCTGTATCTGTATCTGTATCTGTATCTGTATGGCGTTTCTTCCCGTTACCTTCCGTTACTGTAACGCTACTTGCGTTATTTTCTTGCACATCTAATCGGTTTAAGCGATGTTTCTTTACTCTCTTCCTCGTTTGTTCTCTGATCGTGTCTGCGTCTTGCAAGCCTTTGTAGTATTCGTGATTCACGATATGCCATCCCCAAGGTCTATGACCGTCAATCAACTCAATGCGTCTCCCTTCTTCCTTGGGCGTCCTGGAATACTTGTCTTCTTTTTCCAAGATCTCGATACCCGCCTTGATATGCTCGATTGGGATACCGGTTCGACGGGCGATAGCATGAGGCGTCATATCAACAATCCCGTCCGCGTCTGACAAGACAATAAACTGCTGAAACGTGATCAACGCCCGCCAGTCTTCAACCAGCGTGCCGTCATAAATTGAATTAAATATTTTCCCGTACATTAAAAGCCCTCTTACGCATAATTTACAACACGTCAAAAAGAAAGCAACCGAGGATGATAGAAAAGGTTGTGTTATGTATGTTGATCTGATATCGTTCCAAAAACGGAACAACAAAGGGATGCCGCAAGGGTGGGAAAAAACATCATAGATTGGAGGGATAATTTAAAAAACTGCATGGATCAGCAAAAGATAAATGCATCAC